AAGAGTTATTGGTATTTCCAAATTGTCGCACTTGCTGGTCTTGCGAGAGATAAATTAGGTTGTCTCCGACACTGTCTATAAACTCGTGAGCGTAAGGAGCCTGTAAGAGTGCCATAGGTTTTACATCCACTGTGGTTTTTTGGGTAAGTGTCGTGCCTACAGTCACATCTGCAAATGAAACTACCGCCCACGATGAAGCCCCAAAACCTATATTAGCGTTTCCTAGTCGTACTCCAATTCCTTTTCCTACACCATCTAAAGTTAAGAGTTCCGGTGAACCTGCGATACGAGGAGTTGGCACTGTAAAATTTGTAAAATCTGTATTGCTTGATATATAAACAAGTCGGGAAGTATATGAACCCACATAAAGTTGATTGTTTATTACTTTTATGAAATCGTTATTAAATCCACTTGCTGGAGTGTTTGCTTGAGTTAAAACTGTTTGTAAAACTGTCGAGTTTGGTGGTTCGCTTACCGGACTAGGTGAAACTCCTGTAAGAATAGTAGTATCTTCCCCACCTGTATATGTATAAACATTACCATTTATTGTGATACTTTTTTCTCCACTAGTAGTTGAAAATCCTGCTTGTCGCCAAGAAGTTGAACCCGTTTTAGTTATAATGTTGCTTGAAGTGGATTGTATAGTCGCAAAACCTCCACTCCAATGTTGTATATCTGAATCTCCTTTTACAAAGAGAACTCGGTCTTTTGCTTCGGTAGTTGAATACCACTTGTCGAAAACATAGCGAGTTTTAGTAAGTCCTGTAAGAAGTGGATACCAAACTTTATTTAATACGACATAGAGAGTTGAATTTGCAACCACCATAGTGTAAGTTGCTCCCCACGAAGTATTCCAAACAAACTCTGACGAGCAAGGCGAGAGTGTTGCGTTTGCCACGCCTTGTCGTTTTTGTCCTTGACGCACCGCTATCGTTCCTGAGAGTTTTTTGTAAACATTCTGTGAACCTTGCACAAATATATCTTCATCGAGGTTTGTTTTATCGAAACTTGAAATATATCCCTTCCAATTTGAGATTACTTTGAAGTCAAAATTTGTGGCTAAATCGCTTGAATGTGGCATTTTTACCAATTACTATGAAAACTACTACCATAGCCGATATCATTGTCGTACCAGCTACCTAATTTTCTAATAACTTCGCTTGGGTTATCGCCTCTGTACAAATCGTACAATCCAAGATTTAAAACTTGTCCTGTTCGTGTTCTTCCTCCATTTAAAACACTTTCTAAACTTGAAATCATCGCACTGCCTGCTGTTCCACCTGTTTGCTGACAAATTGAAATAGCTCCTTCGTATTCCATAATCGTATAGGCTGGGTCGGAAAGAATTATTTGGTCTGTATTTAGGGTGATAGTAGTTAAAGGAGTAGTGCTTCCGATAGGTAGAAACACCGCCGCACTTTGGAAAAGAATTTGTGCCGGTGTTGGAAATGAAAGCCAAAGTCCACCTAGTCTAAAGTTCGTTAAGGTTGCTCCGTGTGTCAAAAGAACTTCCACATAAGTTAAAGCACTCCAATTTGGCGTTCCTGTAGTAGTTGCGGTAGCAAAATCAAAGGCAACAAGCAGCCAGTTATTTGCTACCCAACTACCCAGAAATCCTGTGGTCGCTGATACAGAATTATAATTAGACGCATCGCTTCCGATACGAAGTTCTATCGAAGTTAAGTTCGTTGCAGTTGTGGGAACTTCGATAGCTAGAAATCCTACTCCGACACCTTTATAAGTCGATAAATCTATCGAAGTATATGTCTTTGAAAGTGTCCCTACAGAGTTTCCAGTTAGAGTAAAGCGTAAAGAAGCGGGAGATTGATAAAAATTTGTCGTATCTTGAGCCAAACCTGAAGCTGAACCGCCTGCAGTCCAGCCTGTTGTCGCTGTCATAGGGTCGATTACCGCTTTTTGTTTCGGAAATGGAGCTAAAATGCGGATTATTGGTGTTCCATTATTGTATTGGAAGGTAGAAGTCGTCCCTGAAGGAAAATAAACCCCTTTTGTGCGGTCAAAATCCTCTTGGTCTATCTTAGTGGTGAAATTAGATGGGCTTCGGCTTATTCCTTGAGGTCGAATATCAGTAATTGCTGTGCCGAATATTGTGGTATCGCAAGCATAATCGAACACTCCATCATAAAGAGTGATATTTTGAATGTGAGAAGCTTCGGGAATATCTATTTTCTGACACATAGTTCTGACCGATCGTTCTATTGCTCCATTTAAGTTGTCTACATTCGAAAGATCCATCCCTGAAAGTAATCCTGCGATACTATTTTTAAGGTCAAAGACTGTTTTTAATGCCATTTTATTTAAGGTTAATTATAAATCAGAGTGATATCAGCTGTGTTTCCAACTGTGGCATAGAGTCCGGTTAAGAACCTTGCACCAAAGAGAGAATATGAACCTGAACCTGTCGGAAATGAAAAAGTATTTATCAGAACTGTCGTGGCAGCTGAAGTATTGTCCCAAAGTTTTAAAGTTCCGCCGGAGTGGGAATTTACTATTACTCCAACTACTACACCTGCACCCGTTTTAACTAAGTTGGACGAAGTAAAATTCTTATAAAGTCCTGAAGGTGTGATTGACGTGAGTGGTGAATATTGCATTATATTTTAAATTAAATTGTTAATGTTATCTCCTCATCACACTTCCCCTTTCGAGGAAGTGAGTGAAGAGCCAATAAGTTTTACCCCATTGTCGCCCAAGTCGTTCCATCTGCTGAACAGTAAAAGGTTGCGCCTGAAGTAGCATTCAAACAAATATCTCCTTTCAAACCCGTGAGAGTTCCATTCGGAGTAGTGTTATCCTGCGACATCCAAATTGTGCAAGTCTTTGTTCCATCAGTCATAGTGAAGTGCTTGGTGAATTTTGAGTTCACTACCGCGACATTCGATGACTGGAATGGTTTTGCTAATACTGCGGCGGTATTGGTTATCTTTGAATAAATTCCAATGCGAGCAGCGGTATCTGCCGAACTGTCTGTTAGTAATACTTGAGTCGAACCTACGCAAGCGGAAGTGCTTAAATCAAGCAATACGCCTGTGGTTGTTCCAGTATCCACGCCAGTTGAAGAAATACGAGCTAGCGAAGTTCCTGCGCCTAGAATTGAAGTAGTGTGCGAGATTAAGAGTCCCGTTCCTGCTCCAAGTGTCAAAGCGTTAGTTACAATGCTAATTCCATTTCCTGCGACTGTATTGACCATCGTTACCAATAATCCATTGCTTGCTCCAGTTGTTGAAGAGGAAGTAATGGCTGCCACATTTCCCGTGTAGCCCGTAGTGGTGCCTGTCTGAAGAACCTGAAGGATTGTTCCAGTAGTTTGAGCCGCTGAATTAGCGACTGAAAGAACTGTCCCTGCGACTGCTGCGGTAGCGAGGATATCCACAAATCCCACTGTGGTAGATGTGAATGCTCCAGTCGCTCTGAATGAAATTGCTCCATTCGTTGCGATTGCTCCCGCTGTGCTTGAAGTTGCCCGAATCAATGAACCTGATGTCAATCCAGTAGTCGAAATTACTGAAAGACCGATACCAGTTGTCATTGCTCCGATATTCAAGATTGCAAGCCCGGTGCCTGTGTAAGCACCTGTTCCGGTGATGACAATTCCATTTCCAGCAGTGGCTGTTCCTAAGTTTCCGTGATAAAGAGCAGCGCCAGTTGTGAAGCTTGTGGTGTTGCCATTTATTGATTCGTAAATATAACCCGTAGTGATTGCGCTAGAAGTTATAGATAATCCTGCTCCAGTAGTAGTAGAGGAATCAGTCAAGGCTGTTGGAATTGTCAAAGCGGCTGAACCAGCGTTTACTGCGGTAAAGGAAGCCACTGTGATTGTTCCAGTGTTGTAATACAGAAGTCCTGTATTGGTTGCTAGTAAAAGACAACCTACCGCATAACCTGCATCAGTTGGAAGACTAGCCGCACTACAACGAATCAGTTCCGCTTGTCCTGCTGAGTTAGTTAGAGCCACATCTACCGTAGCGGTGTATTTCGTGAAGAAGTTTGTGCCTGGTGTTTTTGTTGCCATAATTTATTTTGTTGGTTGATAAAATAATCTTCCGACAAAAGATTATGCTGTTACGCCTGTCGAAGCGACCAGTCCCGAGTATTCAATCGCGTCTACGACTTCGCGCGCTCGCATCTTGTAGATGTATTGGTCATTCGTTGAGTATCTCCAATCTACCAAGTCCGTAAAGAATGCTTCTCTTTCAAAGCGATATACTCCGTGAGTTTGCGAACCCAAGAAGTAAGCGGTGGTTGAAGTTGCATCAAGGAAAGGAGAATAAACAACTTTCATTCCAGGATACATTTCCGAGAAGTAGTTCAGGTCATTGTTTGCTCCGCCTGCTCGGAGAACTGACTTTGCGATTGACATACCTTGCTGATGCAGAATTGAAGGAGTAAGAAGCCACTTTGGCTCATATCCTAGAATTACACCTGTTTGAGAAATTTGCGTTCTCAAATCATTGACTAAGGTATTCAAGTTCGGATCAGTTAAGGCTCCAGTTTCCAAATTGGAAACCGTATCCCCATTTTCGTTCGTGTGTGTAGCGGAGTATAGAAACACATTATCAATCGTAGTGGTAGTTGCGAAACCGCCAGAATAAACTGCGAAAGCGTTTCTATCTTGGGAAGCTCCCCAAGTAAGTGCTTGCTGACGAACTGCTTTGCTGACTGCTGAAAGTTGCTGGTCTGCCATAAAGGTTCGGCTAATAGGCAAGTTCTTTTTGAACTGCAATACTAGGGAAGTCTTTTGGGCTGCCGCCGCAAGGTTCGCATCGTTGGTTGGAGCAACATCGCCAGTTGTTGACTGGAAATATCCTCCTCCACCAATTACTGAACTGACAACTGCCGCGTTTGTAGCAGTGTCTTGGGTAAATACCATCTCATCCTTAGCTGTTGCTTTACCGACAACCGCCAATTCTATCGTTGCTTCGTCTAATAGTTTATCAAGAGCTGTCTTGACGAGTATTAGAGAAGGACCTATATTATTATCCATTTTTGTAAAGTTAAGCTATTAAGAGGTTTGATGCTGACCAATGTAGGTTCCAGCAGGTTTATAGACGAAGTAGACCGTGCCAGTTTGCCACTCTCCGCCAATAATCGTTACACAATTCACTAACGCATCTGTTGCCGCCGCATCCACTGTCCAGACGGTTGCAGACAAGTCAAAAACTACACGCTTCCTGAAGAAGGTGATTAGTTTTGCCGCTGTATTGCAAGTAGTCGAGGTTAAGGTCTTGCCAGCATAGATTATGCCTGGCAAAGGAATCCAAAGGTCTACTGTTCCTGCGGTTGCTGCTACTTCCGAAGAGTCGCTTTTAGCGATTCCGGTGAAGTTTTGGGCGATAGTTCCATCTCCATCTATCATAGGGACTACTGCTCCAGTCGCTGCGGTTGCCGCATCGGCTGATTTGCTAGGAGTTCCTTGCGTAATAGTTGGTCCTGCGGCTGCCGCTACAAGAACACCTACCACCGAAAATCTCGGGTCAAGCGGGCTTTTTACTGTAAAATAATTTTGTACTGCCATAAGGGTTTGTATTAGTTTTTAATACGAGACCCATTGGAAACAAAACTCTATTTAGTTCGCGCCTTTAGTATCTGTTCCTTAGTTAAGTTAAAAGGTTTTTGCGTAAAGAGAATTTCTTCCTTAGTGAGTTCGCCTTTGACTTCGTTGTCTTTGGCTGGAACTCCACTTGAGTTTGAATACTTTTTAGCGTCTGTCTTGCGATTTATTTCGTGTACGATTTGTTCATTCTTCACAGAATTTACAATCCGTCTGGCGTCTCGCAAGTCCTCTTGAGGATTACCTGAGGGAACAACTCTATTTTCAAGATAATACTTTGTAAGTTCTCTTTCAGTCGGATCAGAAATTTCATCTGCTAATTGCAAAGCTGTTTTAGTAGCTGTGCTTTCGATGATTTTTTTTAACTCACTTCTGGTAACTGGAGCATCATCTTCTGTTTCCTCCTTCGGTATCCCTAAAATTGTTTCAGGTTCTCCACCTAATTCTCGCAAACGCTCGGCATTCTTTCTTAAAGAATACTGGGCTTTTTCAAGTTCTGTCCTTCCCTCTTTCTTTTGAATCTTTTCAAGTTCTATTTTCAAAGGGTCTCGTTCGGTTTCCACCTCAGTTTCAGTTTCGACTTTAGCTTCGGTTTCCACCTTCTCTGTTGACTCGGGGGTTGGGTCAACCTCTTCTACTAAATCTTCCTCCTTTATATTTTCACTCATAGTTTACTCTCTGTTATAGCCAGAGTTGCATTTTTAATCTCCTTTATTGGCAGGAGTTGCCGTTTATAAAATTCATTATACTACTTTTTCGTTGTCAAGCAAACTTCGGTGCATAACTAAATTATTTTTTCAAGCAATTCTTCCTGTTGTTGCAGGCACCACAATGCCGCCTTAGCAAACATCATCGTGTCAAGTGAAAGGCAATTATGGATCCCAAGATTGATTGCTAGATACTTTATCTGTTCGTGGATTATCTTGCGGGCATAATTATCTTTCAATGCATTGCAACTTTCCACAAAACTTATCGCTTGTTCAGTCTCAAGTTCTTTGCCATTGATTATCACTTTTCCTTGACCGACTATAAAAGTATTTGACAATGGCAATGCTTGCAACTTATCCAACAATGCGGTCGTCAATGCAGTCCTATCTTCCAAAGACAAATTTGCCTTCTTTAATTGCTGGATTATTTTTTGGATAATAGGACTTGTCATTAAATTGCTACATCGCCGGATGTAGGGATAGTTTCTTCTATTGGAATTTCTGTTCCTTCTGGCTCACTTGTTTCTGGTGCTGGCGGAGTTCCTTCGGGTTCTACTATTTCTGCATCTACGACTTTTATTTCTTCTTCCATTTTAATTAAAGTTAATCTGATAATTTACGACTATTTTTTATTTGCTACTGCATTTGACGAAGCCCCTTTATAATCTTTTGGCTTATTTCCAACTGCAATAAATTTATGAAGTCCTCTTACTTTTGTTTTATCTTTTGCCATTTAATTTTTTGACTGCTCGTTTTAAGAGCGTTTTACCTTTATAATTATACGACTTTCTTTTTTTAGGTTTTACTCTTTCGGGAAGTTTAAGTCCCTTTGAAGAATTATCCCATTCTTTTACTCCTTTTTCACCAAGAGCTTCGTGTCCTGCAGGAGAATTTATCCATCTTAATTGTGCTTTACTTTTTGCGGGCATATTAACACATCGATTTCATGGCACGACCTAATAATTCTTTTCCTGTTGCTTTTTTCTTATTTCCATAAGGTGCAGGTTGTCCACGATGTGCGGCTAACTTATTTTGAAGTGCTCCAATCGCCGCCCCTTTCCCTTTGGCTGCTTCAATCTTCTTAAAGTTTCCGGTTGTTCCTTTCTGCCCCAATGCCTTAACTATTCCTTTGCCTTGAGGTTTTGCCTTAGCAAACTTTTTCTTTTTCATTTTGGCTTGCATCTTTTTGTCCATTGCATTGTCTGCTTTGGAACCTTCTTTTAAACCTAACTTCTTATCGTTTGCTTTGTCAGCCTTTGAACCCTCCCAAACTTTCTTTTTCTTTTTAGCTTTCTTGAAAGAATTTTTACCGACTGGATAAACGAATTGGTCTGATGTTTGTTTTTTATCTAATGATGATTCCATATTATTTATAACGATTATATAACTTAGCTTTTAATTTTCGACTCGCTTTTTTTACTTTTAACCTTGCTAGTTTGCGAATTTGTTTTTCAGTTTTTTTTGGATGTAGAACGTGTAATTCTTCGTGGGTAATCGTATTTATCAAAGTATTATCTTGCTTCGGAATATCAACATATTGAACTTTCTTTTTATGTTTGGCTTTATCTATCTTGATAATCTTTTTGTTAAAATCGGTTTCACCCATACCGCCCTTGACGCTACCGACCACTCGTCTCCATATTTGTGTATCTCTCTTGTTCATTTTATTTTGGTGCTGTTAAAAAAGTGTCTTCTATTGACCATCCTTTTTTAATTCTTAATTTTATTGTGTCGTAAGTAAAACCTAATTCTCTAGCCCAATCAGCAATACTTAATTTTTTACCATTATATTCTAAATAATGATTAGTTCGTCTATTGTTTGCCTGTTCCTGTGGAGTAGACCACTTACAATTTTCTTTAGAGTAATTACCATTATTATTTATTCTATCAATACTCAATCCGTCTTTATAAGTGGAAAACATATCATTCTTAAATTCTTCAAAAGAATTCCACAAACATTTTATACCTCTACCACCATATCGTTTATACTCTCCAGAATTTTCGTCTTCACATCTTTGTAAGATATTGCACCATACTCTATAAAATCTGGTGTGATACATCCCGTGATAATTTCTTGTGCGTTTTTCTTTTTGTAATTTCATACTTAGATTATAACATTATTGTAAAACTCCTCCCATAGCTGAATTGATAAAGTTATTTGGTGATGTTTGTCCACTACCCTGTATGCCTTGTGGATTTTGTGCTTGTTCTTTCTGCATATCTTCTTCAGACTTCATATATTTATCAGGGTCTGCGTCAGCATAGTCTTTGACTATAAAATCCTTAATCACATCTCGCATATTTATATATGGAAGTATTGCAGGATTGGTTAGCATTTGCACCATTCTATCTCTACGCAAAACATCTATACCCATAGACTTTGCTATAACTACATCTGGGTCAATGTATACAGAGAATTGTGTACGAGCAAACTTGTAAGGATTTATCTTCCAATGTCGTTGCTTTGAATTAAGTCCGCCTGCTTTGTAAAACATATCCCACTCCAAGTCGTTGGCTTTTTCTTTCGTTAAGTTCTGTCCCATCATCGAGCTATCAAACTCTATCTTATGGGTTACATCTTTGCCACCCTCTTTACCTTTCATTACCAGAGTTCTGAACTTCATTTTAAGAGCTTCCGGGATAGTCGCGTCTACTTCGCCAATGGTAGTATGTTGGATTATACAGTCAATCGTAAGTTCGCCTATTT